TTAACTTCTTTTGCAAGTGTACCTACTGGATAGATTCTACCATTACGGTTCTTAATATCCGCTTGCATAAAGATACCTTTTATCTTATAGTCTTTCTTCCCGTTTCTTTCTTCGGTTAAGACTTCGATATTCTCTATTGTTTCTGTTATTAGTTTCATCTCTCCACCTTTTTTTATCTTACTTCTAAAATTATTGTGTAGTTATCACCTGCAACAAAACCTTTTGTCGAAAGCAATATATCACCTGCAGGCGATGTGTTCGCTGTCAGTGTTGCATTGTTAGGTATACTATTTCCTGCCGTATGGTAATCGTGAAAACCACGACCAGAAAAGAATCCTATCGTTGCATTTGCAGCACTGTCGCCACTGCCAGCAAATAATAATTCTACTCCTGATTTACCATTCGTAGTATTTACTGACCAATATATTTTTGCGAGAACCCTATTTGCGTCCTCTGTCATAAAGTTTAGGGCACTAGCATCCATCTTCGTCACCAGTGTTTCACCTGAACCGTCAGATATGTTAGTGAACTTCATAACTGTTTTTGTACCAGCAGTATCCACTATCGTTTGACTTGTAACCACATCAGCCATTAATTGTTTCTCCTAAATTCAGTTATCAACAAATAACTATCTACGTTTGAGTCAGTTGTCAATAATATTTGTTTATCGTCACCAAACTTTAATTGATCGGGTCTTAATCCATACTTACCACGACCAGTAAAAGTCAAATCGTTTTTTTCACTAGTAGCACTGACAGTTAGTTTGCCTGTGCCTTTTATCTGAAAATAACACTCTATCAAACTTATCTTACTCTCGTTATTCCCACTAGCTAATTTTTCAGCGTCAGCTATTATCTGTTCAGTCTCACCACCAATACCTTTCGATTGAACGATGTACTTCTCAGTAGAGTCCACTACTTTGGTATTAGTTATAGCCATAATAAATTACGCTGTAAAGTTTTCGTCTTTTCTTAATTCTATAATAACGCTACCAGAAGTTCCTAATGCAGTCAACTCTAAATCTCCTGAAGTTGCTCCTGTGTTAGTTGCGTTATTCGTAATTTTACCAGCAGTACCATCATAATGACCTGTACCAGCAAGTTGAATTGCTATAGTGTCAGATGAAGCACCTTTAAATTGTATCTGTACATGACCTGTATTGTCATCAGCAGTACCTTGTACTAACTGCCACCATATTCTAGTGATATCTAGTTTTGCACCATTAGCATGACCTGATAAACCACTTGCGTCTAATATGTTTGAGTTAGCAGTAGTGTTATCGTCCATGTTTACTAGAATAGTAACCTTACCACCCGAGGCACCACCAGAAGCTTCTACTACCGTGTCTCTTAATGTTCTTGTTGCAATTGCCATTTTTTATTCCTTTAACTTAATATTTCATTGTCAATATAGTCCTCTATACTTGACACCTTAACATTTCTTTTTCTCGCCACCTGTTTTATTATACCATCAATCTTACTAATTATATCACCTTTAGTTTTACCTATCATAGTATAGATATCTTTTACTGCCATCTTTTCAGCTGGCGATAATTTCTTAAACTCAGCAGTCTCTTTTGGAGTGTCTGCTTTTTGTTCAGCAATCTTAGTCTTGAACTGCTGGAACATCATCTGTTTGTTCTCCGCCTTGATCGACTTCAATAGGTGCAGGTGCTTCTACTGGTTCAGCAGTATTAGCAGTTAAAACAGCAGCGTCTTGTGTCGCCTGCATTTCATCGCCTGCATTTAACCAATCAGTTGCTACTGACTGTCTTTTGTCATCAAGTGCTTGTCCGATTTTATCAGACAATGCATTTTTAAATGAGTCTTGTGCTGCCACATTATCACCATCTACTAGTGAATCAATCATACCTTTTACATTTTCATTTGCCATAATTATTCATCTCCTATATTTATATCAGTATCTTGTGTCTCTGTGTCCATATCTTGACCCTCGGGAGCAGCAATGATACCTTGTTTTATTTCTTTAGCGATCTGATTATCAATCTCAATTATATCTTCATCACTTTGTCTTAATACTTTTTTTCTTACATATTCAACTGAGTAATATTTACCCACATATTGACTAACTTCTTGAGCGAGACCTAATCTTTCTCTTAAAATTTCTGCCTCTTTTAACTCTGCAAAATATCCATCTTTTAGATAGTCATATTGAATATGTGTTCCTATATTTGCCCAATCTTCAATAGTTATGATACCCTTTAAAACTAATTGTGTTTTAAGTATATCAGCAAAGACCTGTGTAAATCTTTTTCTCAGTCTTTGAACAAATTTAGTAAACTTTAATTCGTCTCTTGTTATCTCAGCAGCTTTACCAAGATTGAAACCAGACTCTGATTCCATTCTAGATATCGGTACATTCAATGCCTTGTATAACTTCTTTTGAAAGTATTGAACATCTGATATCTCACCGAGATTTTGTCCACCTGGTAAAGTAGAAACCTCTGTACCTTTTGCACCCTCTCTACGAGGTAACCAAAAGTCTTCGAGCATTGACATATGTTTTCTGTCATCTCTAATCTCACCAGTCGAAGCATCATAAACAAGTTTGTTTCTGTATCTCGCCATCACATCTCTTAGATATGATTCCGCTTTTACTTTCGGCAAGTTTCCTACATCAACATAGAACACTCGTCTTTCAGGTGCTCTAACTATTCTGTAAATAACAACAGCGTCTTCAATCATTCTTAATTGATTGACAGGTTTAATTGCTTTATGCAAATGACCCATGACCATATTTCTTGTTTGGTCAATTACGCCAGATGTCACAAAAGTTATTGAGTCGGATGCTATCTTGATACCAGCATTTGAATTACCTGGCTGCATTCCTTTTTCGTTATATACAAACCACTCTGCTGTTTGTTCTACAACCTCAATGCCTTTACTCTTGACATCTCTTTTCTTTTTAATCTCACGAACTTTCTTAATCTTTCGTGGATCAATATATCTTAATTCTGTTAGACCTTTTCTAGGACTTGTAGGATCGATAACTTTATGAAAGAAGATCCTGCCATCAACATACCATCTTTTAAATATGTCGTGACCTTTTTCTTCAAAATTCATAAGGCGCATTACCTCATCGAACTCATCTCTGATCTTGTCTTTAATTTTGTCTGAAACAGCAAGTTTGTCTAAAGATATTGAAACGGCCACATCTCTCTCATTAGAAACAATAACCTCGTTGATTATATCTTCAATCGCCATATCACATTCAGGATGTTGAGCGACTTCTCTGTATCTTCTTATGAGGTCGGCGTCATTTTTTGCCGTAACCTCCATATCCAAGTATTGGCCGAAGTAACCGCCAGCAGATATAGTGGTAACACCGTCATCTGGAGAAGGTATAGTAAAAGCCTGTTTGGCTTCTGCTGGCTTCTCCAGAGTATTATCTTTTCTCGTTATTTCAAACCCAAGTAGTTGTACCATATTATAATCCTTTTTGAATTAACTTATTATTTTTATGTAGTCGTATCTGTTTCAAAGTATTGGAACTGGAAAGTAACCCCAAACTCCTCGATAGCGTCATTAGTACCATAGTTTAATGGTATACTATCTAAAGCAATTGGGAACAGTCCTCTGTATGTGTATGATTTTAAAGTATTACCATTTCTATCTAAATGGTCAACAAAACCATCAACTTGATAATCAGCAGGATTTGCGATACCTTCGTTGTCAGTCATGTTATTAATACCGTTCATCCATCTTTCAAAACCTCTGTACAGTTTAAAGTCAGTGTCATTTAATACCGTAATTGACCAAGGTTCGAAAGTACGATCCCCAGCGATATTAAGTTTTCTGCCTCTAAAATCAATAGGTACATTACCTACTGTTTGTCCAGGTATTGCAGTTGCTTTACATAAGAAAGCAAGATCAGATGTTTCACCACCAACAGCAGCGTAACCAGGAAAAGGTAAAGTCACCTTGAACTGATTAGCACGAGCTCCGCCGCCTCTTAAACGAGATTTAAATTCATTGATATTTGGCATTTAATTTTCCTCCCTATTAAGAACCAGCGACTTCAGAAAAGGCAACGCCTGATCTAGTAGCCACAAAGTTAAGTTGTATGAAGTTGATAGAACGATTAGGTTTGACAAATATGTCAGCTCTAAATTCGTTTCTGTCGATAACTTCAGATGTGTTATTTGTATCATCACAGATTACTGAGAAGTCCGTGACACCTCTTCTACCTTGTACGTCTCTTAGGAAAGGTTCTATCAAGTTTCTAAATTGTGCTCTTGTGAACTCATCGTTGAACTCAAAGAGTTGGAATTTAGCAGCGATAGCAATTGTCTTTTCTAGAGTGATAAACAATCTTCTTACGTTGATTCTATCAAACGCACTTGGTTTAGATGAAGCAGTCTTGTCACCGAATAGTACAGTTCCCTGACCTGGGAATGCTACTACTGGATTGATTCTCGCTTTGTACAATTCATCTCTTTGTGATTGATTTGGATTGAAAGCAAGTTTAACTGCACCTCTAATCTGACCTCTGTTATATCCAGCAGGTGAGAAGTGTGAGTCAGCAACATTGTCTGTTCTAGCACATAGACCAGCGATGTCACCATTTAATGGTACAAATCTGTAAACATCATTGTATCTGTCATACATGTATTTGTATCCACTATCGATAACAGCATAACTAGTCGATGGTAGACCATCAGCAAATGCTACTACGTTTTGTGTCTGTGTAATTGCGTTTGCAACTCCAACCACATCTGCTCTTGCAGGTGATATGAAAGCAACACAATCTTTTCTTGCTGTTGCGATATCCATAACAGCAGTCGCTTTTGTGTCTCCAGTTGCGTCAGCGCCTGTTTGAGAAGGGCCACATATTAATAAACTAATGTCAACATTTTCAGCGTCATTAAATTTTTCGTATGCAGTAGCAATCTCAGCATTCGTTGCAACATAGTCATCTGTTCCACCAGAAAGTGAAGTAGAAGATACTACGAAAGCGTCACCCACTGTATTATCAAAAGTTGTTCCTACCTTAGTAAGACCATCTGATAAAGTAGCGATATGATCTATCCAGTAGATATATTTACTTTGTCTGTAAATTACATCTGGATAATAGTTTGAATTACCAGAAGCGTCTTTAGCGTCATGAGCCTGTGAAACACCTTCAAATTTTTCTAGGATTGTTCCAGCAGTTCCTGTAATTGAACCATCTTCATCTATTACTGCGATGTGCATTTCGTCTAGCGAACCACCAGCAGCAGATACATCATCTGAAGTTCCTGGCGGAGTTGAGAAGTTAAAGTAATACTCCCAATGTCTTAGAACTTTAGCGTTATCAACAACAGCGTGTCTTAGACCACCTGTTTCTGTTTGACCAGTTGCAGGGTTAAATCTTGCGATTGTTAATGTGTGTGTGCTGATTGCTGTTACCTTGTAGAAGAATCCAGAAGGTGCGCCATCAGTTGAAGGTACATTACTTGCATCCCCAAATTCTAAAATGTCGCCTACTTGAAATAGAGATCCATCATCCATAGTGATTGTTGTATCTCCGATAGCAGCAGCAGAATCATTTGTTAGAGTTCCACTTTGAGAGTGTGGTCCGAAAGCTGTTGAGTTAGGACATAGAGAAACTTTTAAACTGTTTCCTAATGTTCCTGCTTCTCTAGCAGCCCATGGTCCGATGTTTGTGACTGATCCAGCACCTGAGTCTGTAAGATAGGTATCTAGATAGTCAGCAGTATTTTTAATTAAGACAGCAGTACCAGTTGACACAGCATTTACTAAGCCTGTGATTGGTCTTACTACCTTCAGATTATTCCCGTAGCCTAAAAAGTTAGCAGCACAAAAGAATTCCTCGAAGTTGTTGGCATTTGGTTTTCCAAATATATCAACTAATTCTTGTTCAGATGAAACAGTAGTAATCTCATCGATAGGTCCTCTTTCTGCTGTCATCACGATACCGCCAGAAGTAGTAGATACAGCTGGTACGATATTCGTTAGATCCTTTTCAGTTACCAAAACACCTGGTGATACTTGAAAAGCCATAGTTTGTTCTCCTTAATATATTAAGTAATTTGTATTAGTTATAACCCTTTGTAGATATTTATCATAATCCATATCTTTACTATTCTCCCTTGCGATAGGTCACAGGAGACCATAACACACCTGCGTCATCGAAAAATGAGTTATTATTACCCTCAGGATCATTCAATCCATCATCGATGAACCCGAAAGGTGCCATATCTGCCTCTATGGCATTCTGTTGTTCGGTAAACATTTGACCCCTAACATCCACATTCGTCAACTCTTTGAAATATCTCTGATTGGCCATCCAAGAGAAGATAACTAGACACATCACTAAGTCATCGTGAGCCCCTTGTTCAGCCTCAAAAGATTTTCCACGAGATATAAAGGTAGATAGTTCCGCAATTATATCAAAATCATTTACGATTAGTTTATCAGATTCTATAAGACTCTTTAAGTTTGAAGTTCCAATTTTTTTTGTGCCCTTTGTCATTCTCAGACCTAGTTGATTACCACGTCCACTAAAGCCTCCACCTAGTACCTGACCTGCTCTTCCTCTTTGTGTGACCATCATCATGTTGTCATACTCTAGCTCAAATTGCATTGCGTCTGCCACCTGTTGACCTAGATCATTTATCTCTATGAGACAGAAAGCTTTATTATAATGATCGCCTAACTTCTTTAATATGTTGGGGAAGACTATCGGTTTGATATCGTTGTTTCTATACTTCGCAACTATCCTGTAAGGCGCTTTGGTGACATCAAATACTATCACGGCAGAGTAATCGTTATTGATACCCCTTGCGACATCGACAGCCATGGTGTATATGTGTCCCTTCTTTGGCATTTCGTAGATGTCAAAGCCACCTGGACTTCTCTTAGGGTCTACGACAGCCATAGATTTTAATTTACTTGCATTGATGAGCGTATCGATACTACCTAAGAACTCACACTCGAACTCTGTCTGAAACTGCTCGAGACTCGTGTTCCTTATCGTCTGTTCTTTCCACTTCTCATCACGACCTGGCACTTCAGACCAGTGAACCTCTATGGGTTTGTAATCGTTTCTCTTACTGTTTGCATCCATCCACATCTTATAAAACATAT